CGGAGACGGTGATTCGGGTGTTGCAAAGATAACCGCAGGCATTGACATGATAGTCGAGCAGATGACCGCAAACTTCCCGAAGATACTTGAAGTCGGGATGAACATCGTGCAGTCACTTGCGCAGGCAGTCATGGATAATCTTCCCGCTCTCGCAGACGCGGCACTTCAGCTCGTAGGAACTATCGCAACCTTCGTTCTTGAAAACCTGCCGATGCTTATCGAAGTCGGTTTGAATATGCTGATGACGCTTGCAGATGGAATCATACAGAATCTGCCGACGATCATCCCCGCAGTCATCGATGTCGTTCTTACGATAGTCGAAAAGCTCACAGATCCCGACACGATAGTAAAACTCATCGAAGCAGCATTGCAGATAATCATCGCACTTGCAGAAGGACTCCTTAAGGCATTGCCTACTCTTATCGAGAAGGCTCCTGTTATTATCATGAACCTTTTGGAAGCCCTGGTTAAAGCAATACCTGTTTTGCTTGAGGCAGCGGTTCAGATAATCGCAACACTCGGCGAAGGTATCTTGAACGGACTTACGACAGTTGCTCAGTGGGGTGCAGATATCATCCAGACCATCAAAGACTCAATCATGGAGAAGATTGAGGAAGCGAAGACTTGGGGCAAAGACCTCATTCAGAACTTTGTAGACGGAATCAAGAACTCCCTCAACCTTGTCGGAGATGCAGTCAAGGCGGTAGCGGAAAAGATAAAGGATTTCATCGGATTTTCGGAACCCGACGAAGGACCTCTCTCGAATTTCCACACCTACGCGCCCGACATGATTGACCTGTTCTGTGAAGGACTTGAGGATTCGAAGACACAGCTCGAAGGAACTCTCACATCTGTTCTTCAGCTTCCTAACAACGACATGCAGATGCAGGCTGTTGACGGAGGCGGAGCACCTATAACAATCCCTGTTTATATCGGACAGGAGAAGCTGGACACGATCCTCTTAAATGCTCAGTCAAGATACAACCTCATGTCAGGAGGCAGATAAATGAGCAACGTCAAATTATATTTCAACGGATCCGAGATCACAATCAATAAAGGATCCTACACAATGAACTTTATCAACTTCCAGAGCCTCAAGGAAACTGAAGGCGGAACAAAAAGGCGGTATATAAAGCGCTTAGGCGTTCCCGAAATATCGGTAAGCATGCCTGCAAACGATTCGGAATACGCGACTTTTTATTCCGCATACGTTGGCGGGACCTCGATGACGGTCAAGTATTTCAATCCCGGAACGGGAGCTCTTGCAACCTTCACCGGATTTATTCAGGACCTGACAGCGGAATTGATCGAAGACGAGAGCACTTCACCCGAATGGAATATATCATTCAAGATTACATCAATGTAAGGAGCGGGGGATGTATTCAGCATCAGCACAGTATATTTCAGCAATAACATCAGATACGGTCGAACTTGGATGGAGCGGAACTATCACTACTGTCGGCGGGAACACCTACACCTTTACAAAGGATGACATCTCGCCCGACAGCGCATCCATCACAAGGCAGATATCATCTCAGAATCTTAAACTTGGAACTGTTTTCGCATCCAGTTTATCGCTCGAACTGATTCTCCCCGGAGTATCAAGATACGAGCTTTATGGAGCGAGCATTACCATTTCCAACACTGTCACCGGCGCAAGTGATGTGATCCCGATGGGAGAATTTACCATCATCAGCGCTACTCAGACAGCAGATCATATCAACATTACCGCAAGCGACAATATGATTAAGTTTGCGGGTGAAAACTTCAATCCTGCATTGGATAACTTCATCCAGTCGCCTTACGCATGGCTTTTAGAGATGTGCTCAGCATGTGGAGTCACACTCGGAAATACGCAGGCAGAGATTGAAGCACTTCCGAACGGATTAAGAAAAACAGGTTTCGCTGATTGCGTAACCGACGCGAAGACATGGAGAGATGTGCTCTCATACTTGGCAATATACCTCGGAAGCAATGCCACAATCGGGCGCGATGGATATTTATATCTGATTCAGTATTCTTCAACATCTGTTGAAACGATTTCAGAGGTGTTTAGATATTCCTCAGATCTGTCCGATTATAGAACAACGTACGACGGAATGTACGCCGTATATAAGAATGACGGTGTTCAGGAATATGTCAGCAACACAAACACCGGCGGAATAGTCCTCGATATAGGAACGAATCCGTTCTTGCAGTTTACGGACAGTCAGAACAGACAGGACGCGCTGCAGGAAATTATCGATATGTGGGACGGGATTTATTACGTTCCGTTCAATAGCGAAGCAGGAATTATCCCGATCTTGGATCCTGGCGATGTGATTACCTTTACGGGAAATCAGGCAGATGTATATGACTACGGAGCAATCACCCAGATCACGTACAACTTTAACGGGTCGATGAAGGTTGTTTGCACAGGCGATAATCCTATTCTTGCAGAAGCTCAGGACCGTTTCTCGAAGACGGTTGCAGGGCTTGAGAGTGACCATCAGAACGGACAGGAAACAGGAGATAAAGACTTCTGGCTGCTGTTCAACACAAACACCGAATTGATAAACGTTGGTTCGAGTGAGGTACTTATTACCGAGATTGAATTTGAACAGAAAACATTTGCTCAGAACATTGAGATGATCCTAACCTTGGATGCGGTCTTAAGTGCAACAGCTGATGTCAATATCCGTGTAACAGTTGACGACGAAGTAGATCTGGAGATGAACGTCACCGAATCGAAGTCGCTTATCGGTGAAAGAGTTTTCCACTGTTCGAATCCTCAGAAGATATACGGTGAAGGTATTCATGCTTGCAAGGTATACATGACTGTCACCGATTCGCCACTTTTATGGAGTGATTTAGTATGAGCGCATCAATAGACATCGGAAAAATGAAGTTCTCCGTTTTTGGAAGAGGTTATGATGATGACCGTTTAGATTCCGGAAACGGAGATGTCATCGTAGTAGATAAGATATCGTTCTTGGCCGACTTCGGGGCGATTGACGAGACGGGTCAATACGCTTGGCTTGCAAACGGGAGTGACGTAAAGAAGTACGATTTAACCGACCTTTCGGAAGTCTCACAGTCAATACTTTCGAACGTTGGAACTTCACTTTATCACCCTTGCAACGTTGCGAATAATTACGGTGTAGCCTTCCAAGGCTCAACGTGTACTATTTTCGATTTGACCGACGATACCGTCATTATATCGGGAGCGGTAACATATCCCGATTTATTTGTTTCTGACGTATATTTGGACGGGACGAAGATATGGTTTGCAACTACCATACAGGGACGGTCAACAAACTATGTTTACTCGTTGGATATCTCAGATTTATCAATGACGAGAATTACGATATCAAATTCGGGTATAGGCGGTTTTGTTAATGCTGATAGTTTATATGGATATACCCCGCCCGAATGGTATTATCAGCCCGCATATATATTCGGATTGAGCAAGAGCGGCTCGACGCTTTGGTCTGTCACATCGGCAGGGCAGGGTACCTCGGCATTTCCCAATATCGACATGGTTGGATATGCAAGAAACGGAAGAATATACCTTCCGACGTATAAGTATAGTTCGTGGCGTTTAGGGGCTTACCCGTTTAGAGCAACAGACTTTGAAACTCCGAAGCCGATTGCGGTAATAGGCAAATTCCCCGAAGCCCCCGGCATGTATTCAGCACAGACACAATATTCCGTAGTTCATTCTATAGGCAAGAAGAAAACTTCATTTGGAACGGATCAGGGAGTGTATTGGACTGATTATAAAGATTTAGTCCTTCTTGACTCGGGAATCTCGTTCCCGGTTGCAATGGACGACAACACAATTCTCTGCAAGGCAAGTGAGGAATCATATACTTATGTATATAGGAGCAATTAAGCATGTCAACATTAACCCCTAATTACGGGCTTGTGAAGCCTGACGCAAGCGATCAGTACAAAAATTTTAGGCAGGCATTTAACGACAACATGGACGCTATTGATGCCAACATGGGCGGAGGCGGTGGTGGCGACACCGTGGCATGGACACAGATTCAGCAGAGCGGGACGAAAATAGCAGAGATATCAATCAATGGAGTTTCGACTGATGTATTTGCACCCGACGGCGGCGGCGGTGGCGGAGGAGATAGTTTCTTTCACCTTTACGCCATGAATGGCGGGAATCGCCACAGAATAACCGAAAACATAAGCCACGTTATTACATAAGGGGGAAATATGCTTCTTACAAATTTTCTTAAATGGACGTTAAACAACCAAACATATACGAATTTAGGCGGCACAAATACGGGTCAGGGAAGCATGGGCGGTAATATTTCCGCTTATGTTAACGGTGGCACGGCTTATTATGGCGTGTCTGCTATGGGGTCTTATGTTGACGTAGGTTTCGGAAACACACCCGAAGACCCGAGCGACTACAAGCTCGCAAACTCAAACGCAATTGATACGCCTACATTGACATTTATATCGAACGGATATGCTATAAGCGGGACTTATCCTTATGTAAGAAATCTTACGACAACTTATGCGAATAACACAGCAAACCCTGTCACGATAACTGAAGTCGGTTACGTTCAGCAAAGTACGGGAACACTAAACAACAGCATACTTATGACCCGTACAGTTCTCGATTCAGCAATAATCGTCCCTGCGGGCGGAACAGTAGCAATAACTATCACGTTAGAATGTTGAAGAGGTGTCTCATGAATGTATTGATTTTGAAAACAATGGCAAACGGCCAACACGAAAGAACAATCACCCACTTTTCCACTATCGAATTGGCACTCATAAACCTATACGGAAGCATGAGAGCGTGTGTAGGGGACTCAAATTGCACTCTTGCCGTTATGGAGATCATTAGCGATGACGGATTCGTTTACAAAACAGACAGATTCGAGAGGCAGACAGTAGAGGGGGTTAAATCATAATGTGGGAAGCGATTAGCGAGATCCTTAACAGTCAGAACGGTTCAACAGTCCTCATTGTATTTCTTATCGTTGTGTTGATTGTCTTCGTGTTGGTAAAAGGCGGGAATTTATCCGTCAACACCGAGGCGATAAAGATAGGAGCAAGGGACACCGAAAGAAATATCATCCGTCAGCAGCAGGATTATGTATGGCAGCACTTGGTAAGCATGGAACATGAGTTACAGAACATCGTTCCGGATTATGACAAGCGCCTGGGACTTATTATCATTCAGGCCTGCTACATAGAATACTGTGTATGGATAGCACAGAATCATCTGACGATGAATGACGCTTACATCTCTCTGAAGCAGAACAAGCTGGTTGACATAGTTGGTGAGTACACGGAGAAGGAAGAGTTCCAGAGCGACGAGTTCAAGGACAAGATCCGCACCGATGCCAAGGATGTAATATATCAGCTGATCAAGATCAGAGAGTTATATAAGGATAAATGAAAGGAGAAAACATTATGGATTTTGGAATTGCAAGCGTAGCAGCATTAACAGTGATTTGTTATCTTATCGGAATAGCGGTCAAGACATCGCCTCTGAACGATAAGTATATTCCCGTTATTTGCGGAGCGTGTGGAGCTGTCCTCGGAGTAGTCGCTCTCCTTATCGGAATGCCTGACTTCCCTGCAAACGACATCATCACCGCCATTGCAGTCGGAATTGTTTCGGGGCTTGCCGCAACCGGTGCAAATCAGATTTATAAGCAGTTCAAGAAGACAGAGTGACAGTTGCGTTTATAGCAGTCAGCGCCATCTTTATATGGTTGGCGTATATTACGAGGTAAAAGAATGAAAATATCAGAATATATCTCGAAGCTCAAGCAGGCGCACGATGTCCCGAATTATTACTGCAATAAGTTCCCTAAGAACTGCGGATATTTTGACGGAAGTCGTTATTCGTGGGACTGCTGGAACTTGATAAAAACGATCCTTGCATCTCCTGGATGGGAAGATACAAGAGTAACGGGTTCCTATGTTCCTCCGAAGAACTTCGTCACCGGAGATTGCGACGGATATCATCTGCTGATGCAGTGCACAGACCGTTCAAAGGATTTCTCGCATCTTAAAGTCGGAGCTTATCTCTATATCGGAGACAGAGGACATGAACACGCAGGAGCGTACATCGGAGACTTCGTTCTCGATGGTTATACGTTCAATGTCGTTGAGTGCACCTCAGACTGGCAGAGCAGAGTCCAGTATACATACGTGGACGATAAAGGCAGACGCTTCCTTTATAAAGGCGGACCGCAGGGAAGATCATGGACGGATAACGGAATCCTTCCTTATATCGAATATGAGGAAGAGCCCGCTCCGGTATGCCCTACCGCATACGGCATCGATGTTTCGAGATATCAGAAAGGCTTTGACCTTAACTGCGCAAAAGCAGAAGGCTTCACTTATGCGATCTTGAAGGCAGGCGGTGCGGATGGTAATCCGAAGTATTACAAAGACCCGTATTTTGAAGATTTCTACGCGCAGGCTAAGGCTGACAAGATGTACATCGGAGCTTACTACTTTGGAAACGCATTCTCAACCGAGGATGCAATCAAGGAAGCAAGCTACTTCTGTCAGTACCTGCAGGGAAAAGATATCGTTCACGTATATTATGATGTAGAAGGTGCGATGCTCAATCAGGGCTACACGCATTTGACCGAGATAATCAAGACCTTCTGCCAGGTTATGATCAATGCAGGTTATGCCTGCGGAGTATATACAAGCGAATCGCATTTCAATTCAAGATTCGATGACAGTCAGCTCGTCATGTTCCCTCATTGGGTAGCGAGATACAGTTCAACAGCTCCGAAGCTGAAGAGCATCGCACTTGTGGAGATATGGCAGTTCGGCGGTTCAACGAACTACATCCGCAGTGCAAAGATAAACGGAACTACCGTTGATCAGGACCAGATTAATATACCTTGGACGGATTCGGGCTCACAACCTAAGCAGACCTACGTTATTCCGGAAACAACGAAGAAGAGCGTCGAACAGCTTGCGATTGAAGTCCTTGCCGGTCTTTGGGGCAATGGAATCGTAAGAAAAGCCCGCCTTACTGCTGCGGGGTATGACTACAGATCTGTGCAGGAAAGAGTCAATCAGGTCGCAGAGCAGAGAAAAGGAACCAAAACCTATATTGTTAAGAAGGGAGACACCCTTTCGAGCATCGCCAAGAGGTATAATACCACGGTAGATGCGCTTGTTAAAGCAAACAGCATCCCGAATAAAAACAAGATATTCGTGGATCAGGAGCTTATCATAGTATGAGTCCTTCGGGACTGGATGCCGTTTCGGAATCCCCCCTCGCATAGCCCTCGGAGCTTCGGCTTCGGGGGCTCTTTTTATGTGCACTTGAGCAAAAGGTTTAGCAGGCTATTTCAGCCTTAAAAGCGGGCTTATTAAAAAGTGCTTGCAAAATCGGACTCTATGGCTTATAGTGAACTCTTGTGAACGGCGAATAATTCCCGTCGGAGTCACTTAATATTCAGTATTTATCAATAAAAGAAGAGGTCACTTGAGCATGAGCTTGAGCGGCCTCTCTTTTTTTATCCCATCAGACGTATCTTATCGAGCTGACGGTTCTCTTTTTCTTTCAGTTCTTCCATCCTATGAAGGTAGATTTCCTTCGTTATCTTCGAGTCATCATGCCCGAGGCGGGCAGAAATGGCTTCGAGATTCATACCCTTGGCAGCAAGCATTGAGCAGTGAGTGTGTCTTAAGGTGTGCGGAGTGATCCTTCGTCCCAGAACTCTCTCGGAAGTCTCTCTGAGGTAAGCCGAATATGAGTAATAGTTCAGCCTCTCACCTGTCGGATCGGGGAAGAAGATAACCGAGGGAGTCCCGAATATCTCTTCCTGTCGCTTTACATAATCAAATATCTTATTGATTACTTCCCGGAGTTCTTCTTGAATATAGACTTCTCTTTTAGAGGAGAAGGTCTTAGGATCTGTAAGCACTTTGTTATTAGGATCATATGTGCGGTTCACTGTGATACATGGTCCGATCAAGTCACTTTTATTGAGACCGATTACCTCTCCGATTCTGAGTCCGCTTGCGACAAGAAGGCGGGTCATGAGGACCCATCTTTCTACATCCATATTGTCGAGGAGCTTCTGCAGTTCACAAGGTTCGAGATATTTATCCTGGATGCGTTCTCTCTTCGGAGTATCTTGAAAGTTAGAGAGCTTATCGAACAATTCTCTTGAGTCTACAAGGTCATTCCGGTAAGCCCACATCCAAAACGTCTTAAATACTTTCAGATATCCGTTGAGAGTCCTGTTCTCTTTCCCGCTGTTTAACAGCTTGGTCCTTATATAACCTGCAGACAGATTATTCACATATGAATCACCGACCACAGCAAGGAAGCTGTTCAACTCAATGCGGGCCTTCCTGATCGAAGAGGGTTTGAGGCTCCTCTCCATCTCTTTCAGATAAACCTCAATAGCCTCAGATAACAGGATCCTCTTATCAGAAAGATGTTTAATCTTCTCTTGGAGTTTCTTGAAAGCATCCATGCGGGCTTTCTCAGAAGTTCCCTTCACCTTCACCGATATTATCTTATCAAGTCCGGTATTCGGGTCTTTGATTCTCTCTTGAGCATATCCGCTCTTATTAATCCACATTGAACACTCCCTCCTTCTTAAGAAGCTCGGCATATTTAAGTAATCGAGCAGTATCGGGGGAAACTATAAGATCATAAGGCTCTATCTGAAGGGCTTTTGCAAGGTCTGCACACTTACTTTGAGTAACATCAATTTGCCCATTCTCGATTTTATAGATAGAAGAAGCAGGATTGGTCCCATCTACATAGCCAGCTTTAATGCCGAGCTCTTTTTGGGTGAGTCCTAACTTCTCACGATAATATTTTACTCTTTTCCCGAATGCGATGAGATACTCTTTTCTTTCAGCATCAGTCATATTCTGTACCTCCTTTCTAATTAGATAATAGCGGGAAAATTTAAAGATGTCAAAAATATTTGAAAAAAATATTGACACAAATAACTTTTAGAGTTAATATTCGATTAACGGTTGAAGTTAATACGTAGAAAGGAGAAAGCCAGATGACAGATTGCGAAAAGTTCAAAGCAGTTATCAATCGAAACAAAGTCAAGTTTTGGGAAGTAGCTGCACAGCTGGGAATGTCCCCACAGAGCTTATACAACAAGCTCGGCAACGCAACTCAGTTCACCCAGGGAGAAATGGCAAAGTTCAGAGTAATATTCCCTGACGTTACAGACGCAGAGTTCAATGCAATTTTTTTTGCCGCTGAATTAACGGCAGAGGTTAAATGAGCTGGTTAAGCCCCGACGATGTACGAACCACCTACAAGGTAGGAAGAACGACAGCGTTTCTTCTAATAAAAGAGTACCGAGAAGCGGGTGGGGAGATCATCAGGATCGGGAAGCTCACAAGAGTACCTGAAGAACAGTTCACAGAGTTTTTGAAAGAGAGGAGCCATGAAGCACGTAGTTAATATCGTCTTTGCCGTGATTGTATTATCAGCGGTCATAGTTGCCGGGGTTGGCTCCTACCGCTCGCATCAATTCTCGATGGGAACAGAGAGCCACACATATTATGACGAAGATGTTGTTCTGATCTGTACTCCTCGGGAGTGGGTACCGCCCGAAACGGTTCCGGAGATTCACCTTTCTTCATATGAGACTTACACCCAAGAGGAGATATGGCTGCTGAGTCAGCTGGCGATGGCTGAGGCACGAGGAGAGGATGCAGTCGGGCAGGCACTTGTAATAAGAACAGTTCTTAACAGGTGCGAGAAGACAGGAAGAAGCATTGAGGAAGTCATCTATGCAAGAGGACAGTTCGCAACAGGAACCATTGGGAACTATGAACCGAACGAAAACAACCTCGAAGCGATCAGGATGGTCATTTACGAAGACTGGGATGAATCAGAGGGATGTATCTACTTCAATGCACATGGTTATTCGTTAGGAAAGCCGCTGTTCAAACACGGCGGGCACTACTTTAGCAAATAAGGGGGATTCACAGATGCTTCACGTATATTTAAGCGGACCTATCACCGGCACCGAGGATTATAAGGACAGATTCGAGTTCGGAGAAATTAAGGTCAATCAGAAGTTTAGAAACACAGCGAGAGCGATCAATCCCGTTAAGATAGCGGAACAGCTTCCGCAGAACATTACATATGAAGCAATCATGCAGATCTGCTTCGATGCTCTCAAGGCATGTGACATTGTTCTGTTAATGCCTGGATGGGAAAGATCGATGGGATGTAATCAGGAATATGGTTACGCAATCGGTATAG